ATGAAGACAAGCACACTGTTCGCCGTATGCGGCATCGTATGCGGCCTGACATCGCTCTCGCTCGGCTGCGCCGGGAAAGCATGGCAGGCCGGACTGTTCGGACTCGCGGCGGGAATCTGGAGCATCGCCACGCTCATCAGGGACAGGAGGGACGATGACGACTGAATACCTCGGCATCAAACAGGTCTCCGAACGCCTCGGCGTCGCCAACGCCGCCTCCTACGACCTGCCCGAGCCGGACGTAACCATCGGCCGCACGCGCGGCTGGCTCCCCGAGACCATCGACCAGTGGGACGCGCAGCGCCCCGGCCGCGGCGTCGGCGGCGGACGCCCACGCAAAAACAAGACCGAATAACAAAAAAGCCCCTCCCCCAGCGCAGAAGCTGAGAGAGGGGCATCCATTCTCCCGACGTTAGGAAAATGGTCAATCAGGCCGCAAGTGAGAGCTTGGCTTTAAGCTCGCTCACGCCGATCAATGCGCCGACCAGCACGCTCAACGCGTTGAGCGTGGTCACGATCTGGTCGATATGCGGCAGACCCCAAGCGGGGCCGACCGCCTGCACGAACACGGCGACGGCCGGAAGGGCGATCAGCGCGACCCACTTGAGCGCCTGATACACCTTGTCCGGCAGCAGATAGTCGAGCTTGGTCTTGTTGTTTTCGTCCATTTTCCACCTCCTTTTTAATGTTGCGTGAACCGGCTCCACGGTTAAATCGCGGAGCCGGGGTCCGGTCAGCGGAGCCGCTGGCCTGGGTAGATGGTGTACGGCGGGCGGATGCCGTTGCGCTGAGCCGCGGCATACCAGCCGGCGCCGTAGATCTTCCACAGGCTCTCGCCTGCGCTGACCACGTGCGTAGAAGAACCGTAGTAGGTCTTGGACGGCGTGGAGGTTGCGGACGAGCCGTAGTAGGTGATCGTCTGGCCGACGTAGATCCGGTTGATGTTTCCGGACGGGACGCGCCATGCGGATGCCGGCTTGAGGCCGGTGCGCTCGGCGATCGCCGACACGGTATCGCCGGAACGGACCACGTAGGTGCGGGTCACGGTGGTCGGACCGGGGTACGTCGAACCGGACAGGCGGCTGTTGACGATGTTCATCACCGCCTGGTAGTTGTCGCCGAGACGAGCCTGCCGATCAGCGCCGTTGCCGTAATCGCCGCGGATGACGGCGGTGGCCAAGGCGTTCAGGTCGGTGGTGTTGGTCGTCCGTTTCTCCACGTGGACGTTCGGAGTGCCGGTGGATCCTCCGGTGGTGGAGCAGCCGGCGCGTTCGCCACAGGCGATCTTGCGCCATGCCGTCCTGTCTCCGAAGAATCGGTCGAGGTCGAGCGGTCCACGGCCGTTCAGATAGCCGGTGCTCGTGTACTGGAGCATGCCTTCGCCCTGCGATCCGGCGAGCCATGGAGAGTCCTGGTAGCCGGTCGCGTAATTGTTGGCGTATTGGGCCGCCCATAGCATGCACTTGGCTCGGATGTCCGCCGGTATCTGGCCGACGAAGCCCTTGGAGCAGTAGACCACGGGCCACACTCCCGTGCGGGCGTGCACGCGGTAGACCCACGTCCGCACCCAGTTGCTGTTGCCCCACGCGGCGTTCTGGTAAGGCTCCCAGTCGAGGACGAGCATGGCCTTGCCGACGTATCCGGTGATGTGGTTGACGAAGTTGTCGGCCTCGGTCGTGGCGTCCATTCCGGACGCGTAGTCGTACAGGCCGAGCTCCTTGCCGGTGTTGACGGCGCCGGCCGCCTGCTGGCCCCAGCTGCCGTTGATGTACCAGCCCTGGTTGACCTTGACGATCGCGAAGTCTGCCGGAGCGATCTGCGTGATGTCCGGAGCCTGATAGCCGGATACGTCGTATCCGTTCAGGTCGGCCATCGCGGCTGGCGCCACGACCATGGCGATGGCCATGACCACGCCGGTCACCGCCAGCCGGAATCGTTTGAGCCACGGTGGCTTGTGCTTGCGCATTCTTTTCCTTTCTCTATAAACGGGAAACCCCACGTTTTCACGTGGGGTTTCATGGGTTATGGCGGCGTCACATGTGGGCACCACGGTTGAAAAGCAGGACGAGCGCGGCGAGACCGATCCAGGCGATGACGAAGGTCATGAGTCCTCCACGGTCTCGGGCGCCACGTCGGCGCGCAGCTCGTCCGGCAGGTGCGGTTTCGGATGTCTTTGGAGGAAGTCCGGTTCGACGATCTCGCAGAACTGCTGAAGCCAGTGGAAAAGCGAGCGTGTGTAAGCTGTGAGCGCGAAGTATTTGCGCTGCTGGACCTCCAGATGCTGAATCTGCTCCTCCTGCGACTCGACCTGTTCCCTCAAAGGCTTGATGACGGAATCGGTGAGGATGTCGCAAGCCTTCGCGGCGATGTCCGCGGTGTCCTTGCGTCTGCCGGAGATGGCGCCGATGATGGCGCCCACTCCTCCACCGCCGATCAGGGCAACGATGAGAGACGTCCAGAATTCCGTGCTTGAAAAAAGCGGTGGCATCAGTCATCCCAGGGGTCAAGCTTGGACTGCACATCGTCTCGGTATCTCTCGGGCACTTCGTCCAATTCCATGCGTCCGGCCTTGACGAGTCTGACATACATGCGGACGGCTGCCGCGCGGTTGACTTTGGCCATGGTCACTCCTCCTTTCCGGATTTGTCTGTGTCGACGGAATCGATGTGGCCGGTGGTGGTCTTGTCATCGGCCACATCGGTGTCGGACGGCGTGTGGTTGGCCGAGTTATCTGCGGAATCATCGGTGGAGTCATCTGTGGAATCATCGGCGAGGAGGTCGGCCAAAAGCTGGGCGTTGTCCAGTGAGGACTGTTCCAGCGCCGTGATTCGGTCGAGCACCGGCTGGGAGCTGGTGACGTCGCCTTCGAAGAGCATGTCGGCCTGCTCGACGGCCTCCTGCTCCTGCAATGGGAGCACCTGGTAGGATTCAATGGCGGTCCATTCGCTCCATGCGGGCGTCTGGTCGGTGGCCTCATGAGTGACCTGCTTGATGTTCTTGCGGATGCGGATGTCGGCCGTTCCGTCTCCTCGGGCGTGGTAGTCGAGCTCCTGCAATTGCTCGGAGGATGATACCTTCTGGATCATTGTGTTGTCCTTCCTGTTTTGGCGGCGGAGACCACGTGTCTCGCCTGGTGGAAAATCCTGTCGATGTCGTGGCGGCGGCGGAACGCCACGCTGTCGGAGTGGTAGAGCCATCCGTAGTAGCTGATGCATTTGCGCGCCATGGCCATGGTCATCGGACGTTTCGCTGCGCAGGAGTAGGCGCGTTCGGCTCGGAGGAATATGGCCGGTCTGACTCCGGTGCGTCCTGGACGGAACGTGTAGCCGACCATGTCTATCGGCTCCGCTCCGATGTGCTTGACGTTCCAGGTCGGGTGGATCTCGAGATGCAGCCGGTCACGCAGGAAGCGGCGGAGGCGTTTGACCGCGATGGTCAGGTCGCGTTTCGACCGGCCGATGAGCAGTATGTCGTCGGCATAAAAAAGCACGTGCGTGACGAGACGGCGCCGTATCTCCTCGCCTTGCCTCCTGCGGCTTCGTCTGACGGCGAAGAGAGATCCCTCGGCGTAATGCCATGCCGCGGAAAGGTAATAGTTCGCGAGCCATTGCGAGAGATACGAGCCTATGTTCAGGCCACGGTCTCCGCGGTACTGGTCGACGAGCGCGAACATGAGCCGCAGAAGACGCCTGTCGCCGACGTCATGGGCGAGCATCGCTTTGAGCACGGCACGGTCGATCGACGGATAGCATTTGACAACGTCGAGTTTGACGAAGACCCTGCTATCGCGCTCCCTCACCCATTTTCTGATGGCCTTGCGCGCGTCGTTGATGCCGCGGCCCGGGATGCTGGCGGTCTGCCAGCGGCCTATCTTCGCGTGGAACAGCGGCATGAGCGCGCGGGCCGCGACGTAGTCGTGGATCTGATGCTCGATGGTCTCCCTGCCGATGATCCTGACCTTGCCGCTGATGGGCTCGACGTGCCGGTGGTATGTGATCGGCGGGAGGTGGAATTCGCCGGTCCGGATGTCGTCGGCGACCTCGCGGGCAAATCGGTCGAGGTCCGGATGGCGTTCGATAAATCGTCTGGCGTCCCTCCGGTGTCCCTTGCCTTTCAGGCAGGCGTCGATGCATTCCCGGACGAACGCCGGATCGGTGACCGGCGCGTGTTTGCAGTATGTTTTGATTTTTCGTCCTTTTGTAAGCTATGGGGACAATGGCGGCTTTCGATGCGTCTACCGGCCGCCTTCTCGGTTTGATTTTCGGAACTGGCCGGGGCTGTGCCTCCTCGCTTCCCGTGCGGGAGGTAGTCGTGGCGGAATGATTGTTTTTGCTGTCCTCATGGGCGGCCGCCGTAGTTCCACCACGTGTTCGAGAGCGTGTTCCTGCAGTTCGAGCAGAACAGGCCGCAGTGCGAACCGTCGTTGAGATTGCCGCCGCGGTGGAGCGGAGACGGATGGAACCTCCGGTGGTGTCGTCACGAATCCCCAAATGAATCGGTGGGCGAATGGAGGGGGCGTCGCCCCCTCGCTTCGCTCACCCCCACCGGATTCGGGCTACGCCCTCGTCCGGCCGAGGGTCGATAGGCGGCCGCCGAAGTGCCACCACGCGTCCGAGAGCGCGTTCCGGCAGCTCGAGCAGAACAGGCCGCAGCGCGAACCGTCGTCGAGATCGCCGCCGCGGCGGAGCTCGTGGAGTCCGGGATTGCTGATCGGGTTGATGAGCGTCGCGTCGGACAGGCCGCTGGTGCTGGTGCCTCCCCACTCGGTCGGGATGGTCATGCCGTGGGAGAAGGTGAAGCCCTTGGCGTACTGCCAGTTGTCGTTGGTCTTGTCGGTGACGGCCGGGAAATCGCCGAGGTGGACGTAGTCGGAGGTGATGGCCGACTTGGACGCCTTGGTCACGTCGAAGACCTTCCAGATCTCGGTGTGGCCGGCTGTATCGGAGTCCTTGACGTTGTTGAGGATGACGTCGGATTCGACCTCGTAGACGCCGGTGAAGATCTCGATGCCCTGGATGCGGATGGGCTGGTGGCTGCGCGGGATCGCGTCGGTGGCGTATCCGTCGGTGCCGAGCACGCCGTCGGTGGCGCCGGTCGGCCATGGCATCTGGGTGACGTGCATGGCGGCGGTGGTCGTGAATTTGCTGCCGGCCACGTTGATGGCGGTGGTGACGGAGTCCACGACGGTCTTGGACAGGACCTTCCGCCAGGATGCCGCCTCTCCTACCTTCGGGTCTCCTCGGTCGGTGCCAGAGCCGACGGAAATATAGGAGCCGACGTCGATGTATTGCGCGTCGGTCGTCTTGACGAGCGCTCTGGTGACGTTGGCTTCGGCCTTGCTGATGGTGATCTGCCCGTTGCCTCCGAAGTCGCCGCCGAGGGTGTTCTCGATGTTGCGGTCGGCGTATTTGAGCATGTGCATGAGCTGGACGTACCAGGTGTCGGCCACGGTCTTGCCGCTCCAGCCCTTGCCTTTCTTCGTGGCCTGATCGATGCAGCCGTTCTGCGAGCCGAAGGCGGTGGACGTCTGCTTGCCGGTGAAGGAGTGCGGGATGCCGGAGCCGTCGCACCATGCGCGGTATTTGGCGAACAGCATGCACGGGCGGAGGGTTCCGTCTGGGAGCATGGCACCGGGCATGGGCACGAAGCCGTCGTATTGGACGCCGCTGTAGCTGAGGGTCATGTACTGGGAGTCGAGCTGCAGGCGGTAGAAGCCCGTGGCGGTCATGACGAGCGCGTCGCCATGCGAGCCGTCGGCGGACCATGTGCCGGCCTTGTCCTTGATGGCCGTGACGAACGGATTGCCGGCGTCGTCGACGCCTCCGTTGACGTCCCACACGCGGAAGGCCGGAAGGGAGCGGTAGTCGTCGCGGCCGCTCACGGTGTTGGTGGACGGGACGATGGACAGGCCCGCGTTGTCGTCGAGTTTCACGCCCTGCGTGCTGTTGGACGTGGTCCAGAGCGGGAACCGGACGGTATAGATGTTCGGGTCCGCGTGGGCCGCGAAGTATTCCGCGAGATTGGTTACGCGCCCCGTCGACGCGTCGTATTTGAAATTTGCGCCGTCCTTGGACTTCTGCGCGCGTTCCAGCCGGACGTAATCGCCCAGACGGATCACTTTGTCTGCATTCACCATTTACGTTCCTTTCTACTCAGGCGTTGATGGCATCGACGGCCCAGTCGATGTCGGATTGGTCGATGTCGGACAGCGGATTCCCCGCGTTCGGAATCAGCGTGGCCGGGTCGACGGTGACGAGGTCGGCGAAGTTGACCGGATTGGCGCTGTCGGGCACTTCGAAGGTCACCTTGAATTCGTGCGGTGTTCCGGCGCCGACATGCAGCTGGTAGGCCCAGTCCTTTCCGGTCGGCGGAAGATTCAGCGTGATGGTGCCGTGCTGGTCGAGCGCGGTCTTGAGCGGCTCGTCAACCACGATTTTCTTGGTGGCGGTGGCGAAGCGGCTCGTGGGCGTGACGCTGATCGAGTCGTTGGCCAGGTCGACGATGCCGGTGGCGTCGAGTTTGCCGATGTCGATTTTGACTTGTGTCATTGTTCCTCCTTGTTTTCGGTGGCGTTGAGCCTTTTCATGGCTTCGGAGAGTTGGGCGCGCAGGATGGCGTTCTGTTTCGCTAGGTCGGCGAGCTGGCGTGCGAGGTCGTCGATGACGGTGTTGGCGTCCGCTGTGATTTCCATTGGTGTCCCTTTCGTCAGTCGGAGGCGGTCATCGTGTCGATGCGGGTGACGTTCCGCAGGTCGGCGAGCGCGATGTTTTGTGTGATGTGTGTGGTGATGTCTTCGAGTGTGGTGGTGTCTGGGTTGTTGTTGGTGATGGTGGCTCGGATGCCGCGGGTGTCGTTTTGCCAGATTTCGCCGTTGTCGGTGCTGTAGGTGTAGCGGAGGCCGAGTCGGTAGAGTTCGGCTTTCATACTTTCTTTTGGTGGTCGGAGGTCGAGGATGTTTTGTGTGGTGTCGGTCATTTTGGTCCTTTCTAGAGGGTGTACATCATGAAGATGCTGACCCACCAGGCGTCGCTGGTTTGGCGCATGCCGACGCGGAGGTGGCCGCGGAGGTAGTTGCCGTCGCCGTTGATGCCGGTGGTGTTGCTGGGGTTGGTGTTGCCTGGTACGAATGCGCCGCCGTATTGGCCGTTGTTGAAGATGCAGGGGACGTTGAGGCCGATTTTTGGGATGAATTCGGTTTTGAAGTATCCGATGTCCCAGTAGTCGCCGGATTGGAATGTGACGCTTTTTCGGTCCGCTCGTTGGAGTTCGAGTTGCATGTAGCAGGTGTTGCCCACGATGGTCATGTGGCTGCGGTTGTCCTTGCCGCTGTCGCCGGCGTAGGCCGTCCATCCGGCCGCTGGGACGAACCAGTCGTTGAGGTCGGTGTAGATGACTGGGTCGATGCGGACGTTGTTGACGTAGACGCCGAGGCCTCCGACTTGTTGTGCCCAGCCGTCGCTGCCGTTGACGTCGACGCGTCCGGCTTCCATGACGACGCGGGAGGCGCCGCTGTTGTATCGGACGACGCTGAGCTCGCTGTTGTCGGGGTTGATGCCGATGTTGAGCCGCCTGTAGGCTCCCGGGTCCGGCTGGTCGGTGTTGAAACCGTGGGATTGGCCTTGGACGTACCATGCGACCGCTTTGGAGTCGTGGCATTCGAGGAGGCCGTAGACGCTGCCGTCGTCGGTGGTGGTGTTGCGCATCTCCAATCGCGGTCCGGACAGGGCGGTGGCGAAGCTGCCGGCGAGCATGTTGGCCTTGCCGTTCAGATGCACGGTGTTCTCGCCTTGGTCGTCCCAGAAGTCGAGAGCCCCGCCCGTGAGCTTGAATCCGACCTTGTCCGAGGTGCTGGACTGGATTTTCGTGCCGGTGATCGTGCCGCCGGTGATCGTGCCGCCTTCGAGGATTGGCGCGGTGATGCGGCCGTTGGTCATGACCGGACCATCCATTTTGACGCTGCCATCGGTCTTCAGGGTGAATTTGGCGTTGCCGGCCTGGTCATAGCCGATGAGACCGCCGGAGGTGAGCTTGACGCCGCGGTTGGCATCTGAAGTGGTCTGGACGATGGCGCCGGTCACGGTGGCGCCCGAGATTGAGCCTCCGGACTGCACCGCGCCTTTGATGCTCAGGACGCCGGTGGAGACCGAATATGCGAGGCCGGTGCCGAGATACATGCCGCTCGCGTTGAATTTGATGTGCGCGGAGGACGGATCCTCGCTGTCTCGGAATTCGGATCCGATGATGGTGGCTCCGCGGGCGGTGCCGGTGAAGGTTTTGGCGTTCGCGTCGATGTCCTTGCGTGCCTGCGCGAGGTCGTCGGAGACCTTGCCGACCTGTGTGTCCGTGTCCGTCTTCGCGGCGGCGAGGATTTCCGACGCGCTGTCGGCAAGGTCCTTTTGGGAGACGACGGGCGCGATGATGATGGTCGCGTGGTCGGACTCCTCGGAGGCGTTCGGGGCGGGCAGGCCGTCGGCGTCGTGGGCGCAGTCGTAGGCGACGGCCCAGATCTCGACCACATCGCCGACCGGCAGGATGCCGGTGGTGATCTCCCCCCTGCCGCGCAGCGCGCCAAGGTCGATGGTCTTCCCCGTGCTGTCAGGCTTCGCGAAGAGCTCCACGTGGTCGAAGTCGGCGGGGATGCCGCCTTCGAGCTCGCCGTCCCATCTGGCGCACGCGACCTCCAATGAGGATGTGGCGGACACGCCGATCGGACGGCCGGGAGGGGTCGTGTCCCCGACGAACGGGATGAGGCCGCCGACGCCGGGCATGGGCTCGGCCACTCCGCCTCCGAGCCATGTCTGCGTGCCGTCGCCGTTGTCCACGGCGATGGTGCCGGTCAGGCAGGTCGAATGCGAGCCGGCCTTGGCGTATGCGGCGCTGGCCAGGGCAAGTGCGAGGGAGTCGTCGGCCGGTCTGATCTCCATGTGACTGGCCATGTGGTGCCTCCTTAGTCGAATGGTTCGGCGATCGGGTCGAATTTGAGGGTGACCTTGCCGGTCTGGTCTCCGCTCATCTGCATGAGCCTCATGGTGGTGACGCCGTCCGGCCAGTCGGGGAATCCGTCGATGGCGACGTCGAAGGTCTCCCCCGGCCAGAAGCTGCCGAGCGGATGCAATGGCAGGCCGTTGGCATCCACGTCGTTGGCGTCCATCTCGCCGGACAGTTGGCAGAGCGGCCGCCGGTTGGCGAGCATCGCGGCATTCGCGGCCGAGGAGAGCAGTTCCCAGGTCTTCGCGTCCGACGCGCTGAGCATGGTCTCGCGCAATGGCCATGGGTCCTCGCGTCTGGTCAGGGAGAGGTCTTCGGCCAAAGCGCACATGGTGCCACTGTCCGCGCCGGATCCCGTGGCATAGACGCGCATGATGGGCGCGCACCTGTCGATCTTGATGTTCTCCAGAGTGCCGCCCTGCGGATGGCAGGAGAGGCTGAGCCGCCTGTCCTGGTTGAGGTGGACGTCTCCGTCACTGCCGGCGAGGAAACGGAAGCGGATGTGCTGCGAGTCCGCCAGATATGGGCGGAATTGCATGTCGGGGCCGCCGTCCGCGTCGGCGATGTTCTTGAGGATGTCCGAGCACTTGTGGCTGCCGATGTTCGAGTCCTGGTATTCCGCGACGGTCTGGCGCGGCAGGATGGTTTTGTGCGGGCCGTCCGTGGCGGTGGTGCTGCCGGTCTGCTTGCCGTCCGCGTCGAACGAGAACACCACGGTGGTGGTGGTCACGGTCCGCTCCGAGTAGTCGGCGTGGTTTTTGGTGACGGTCTTCTTGGTGACGGTGGTCTGCGCCGTGGTGATGGTCTTGGTCGTCGTATGCTGCTTGGTCACTGTCCCCTTGCGCGTCTGGTAACTGTACGGCTTGGTTTCGGCGACCTGCTTGGTCCGCTTCGACACGTGCTGTTCAGTGATGGTGCTGGTGTCGCCGTCCACCACGGTCTCGACGTAGCCATCGGCCAAGGTCTCGCGTCTCTTGGATTTGGTCTTGGCCGCGGTCTTGTCCTCCGTCGCGCCGTCGGACGGCAGACTGTGCGTGCCGACCTCGTTGAGATAAGGCAGGTCGATCGGCAACGAGCCGCCAGGCTTCGTCTCGGTGCATTGGCGGATCACCTCGCACGCCAACGCGCGCCAGCTGAGGTTCCCGAACCGGTATTTCTGCGTGCTGGTGTGGTTCGCGCCGGTGCCGAACGCCCCCTCGTGGACGAGATACCGGTCCTCGAGCATGCCGAACATGCTGATGACCGGCACGCTGACGTCATGCCAGCTTGACGTGCGCACACCCAGCGCGCCGGCCAGAATCGGCGTGCCCAATGAGGACGGGTCGTCCATCGGCGAGCGCCAGAAGAGTGCGAGTCCGCGTTTGTATGGTTGGAGTGCCGATGCGCGGGCGGCCGGGGTTTCGCCGGGGATTTCGGTCCATGGGAGTTCGAGGCCGCTGATGGTGTCGTCTCCGAGTCCTTTGTCTTTGGTGGTGGTGAATGAGCAGTCGGATACGGTCATGGACCAGGAGAAGCTGGGGATGTCGATTTCCTGCGCCAGTTGGCCGCTTTGAACGTCGTAGAGGAAGGCGCGCCAGCTCATACCACCGGCCCCCTGTCCCAGATGATGAAGCGGCGGCCGCACCAGAGGGCGTCCTTGTTGTCCTGTGATGGGTTGTAGTGGAAGACGGGTGCGGATCCGTTTTGGAGCCACGTGCGCAGCCTTGCCGTGTGGCGTCCGGCGGCCACGGCGGCGATGTAAGAGGTCTCATGTGTCTGCCATGCGCCGTAGCTGACGAAGTTGGCGCAGGAGTGGTCGAGGTCCTTGCCGTCGAGCTGGAATCCGATGGCCCATTCGCACCGGTGCGACATGTCGCTCCAGGAGGTCGCGCCGGCGGAGCTCAGATTGGTTTTGAACTGGAATTCGACCATCCTGTCAGTCGGCAGGGTGAAGTCGATGGGCTGTTCGAAATAGTATTTTTTGACGGTCGAATCGCCCGTCATGTCACGACGGTCCCAGTTCTCGCCGAGTTTTCCGAGACTGGAGCCGTATGGTAGGGCGTAGTCCGGCGTCCACATCTGGGTGGCGCTGGCCGTCGAGGTCGCGCCGGCCGGCATGCGCATCTTGCGGAGCATGGTGCAGCCGGCGGGTATCGTCGGTTCGGCCGGGTTCGCGCTTGGCGTGCCTTGGGTGACGCCTAGGGTGACGTAATTGTCGGAATCCTTGTATTCGAGCTGGTTGTGCGCGCAGATCCAGACGATGTCGACGCGCGGGTTTGATGGGTCTCCGGCGGACACGGCCGGGGTCTGGCCTCCCTCGTGGTAGGCGATGGTCTTGCCGTCGCTGTCACCACGCGAGCAGACGGCCACTCCCGCGCCGACGTTGTACCGCAGATCGTTCCTGCCGGTGACGTTCAACCCGTCGATGATGCCGCAGTTGGCGAACTGGGCGCCGAGGATTCGACGGTGGACGAGCGGTGTCACGCCGATGTTGCTGGTGTTCGGTGCGATGCCCAATGCAACAGTGCTCATTGCTACTCCTTACATGTATGTGTCATGTATCGCGCAGTCGACGAATCCGCCGCCAAGGCTGCTCAGGACGACGTTGATGGATCCATCGGGCGGGACCGTAGGAAAGCCGCGCTCCTCCAGCGTCCGGCTCACGTCCTGCCCTCCGATCGAGGCGGTTCGCGTGCGCGAGTCGAGGACGAGGGGCACGTCTTGGACCGGTTGCGTGCAGTGGATGGACTGCTGCAATCCGGGGAAGTCGAGTCTCACGCCGTCGGGCATGGGACCGTTGACGATGAAGACCGGGGAGGCGCGGCTGGATCCCTGGTTGGTAAGGACGCCGACGTTGGTGCCGGCGCCTTCGGCCTTGAGGCCGTATGAGAGCGGGTATCTGAGTCCCGTGCGGTTGGCGCTGTAGTCGAGGCCGCCGCCTGCCATGCTGACATGCTGTGCGGTGAGCTGGATCCGACGAGCTTCGGCCGCGACTCGCTCCGGCCGCTCGAACACGAGCGTGATGTCGCCGCTGAGGTTCTGCCAGAGGGGATTCTGGATCTTCTGCTCGAGGCTCCTGCTGTAGTAGCCGCCGACACATTGCGTGTCCTGTCCCTGGTCGGTGACGCGGCAGGCGACGAGGCCATGGACGGCCCGGTCGAGCTGGGCGAGCAGGCCGAGCGCCTCCTGTCGGTCTCCGGCGATGACGCGGTAGCCAACGGTCACGACGCGCGCCGCGTAGAGGATGTCGGATTCGGCGATGTCGTGGCCACCGTCCCCCTGTCCTCTGACGGTGACGGTGATCTTCGGGTCCGGCGTCTGATACCATCCGGCGATGCCGGTCAGCGCGATGCCGGGCCCCTGCCAGTCGCCGTCGCCGTGGAGGGTGACGCTCGACCCGTTCGCGGTGAGTGTGACGTCTGACATCAGCGAGCGCTCCTTACTGCCGCGCTGGCGGTGCGGCCGATGATGGTGCCTGTCACGCTTGGCTGTTGCGTGGTGACGATCTTCATCGGCATGTTGACAGTGGTGGCTCCCGCTTCGGCCGGCATTTCGACCTTGACGACAATCGGCATGTCGCGCGAGGTGCTGAATGCCTCGCGTGGGATTTTCATCTCGTTGATGGCACGCATGGTTTCCAGGCCGTAGTAGTCGACCGCGGCGGCCCTGTGGGTGTATTCGCCTGCCGCGAGGCGGGCGTTGAGCAAGTACACGCTGTCGCTGAGGCTGTTGCCGGGCGCCCATGCCGGATCCACGTAGCCGGAGAAGAACATGCCACCTCCGGCGAACCGCTGGAAGGTGCCATCAGTGAACATGCCGCCGGTGTAACCGCCCTCCTTCTTCGTGTGCTCGGTGACGGTGAAGGACTTGTCGGCGATTTTGAAGTTGTTGATGGACTGGAGCACCGGTGTGGCCTGGTCGTTGACCGAGGCGGTGGCCTTCTTGTCCTTGAGTTTCTTGGCGTTGACTGCGTCGACCTTCGGTCCGGCCTTGTCGGTCGAATCGAGCGTGTTGCGCTTGTTGGTCAGCTTCTTCGCGTTCGCGGCGTTCGTCTTCGGCGTGGCCTTGTCCGTGGAGTCCAAGGTGTTGCGCTTGTTGGTCAGCTTCTTGGAGTTGGCCTTGTCGACCTTCGGCGAGGCGTTGTCCTTGGCGTCGAGCTTGGCGGTAGCCTTCTTGTTGTTGAGCTTGTTGACATTCGCGGAGGCCGTCTTAGCTTTTTTGGACGCCTTGTCGGTCGCATCGAGGGTCGCCTTGACGTGGGTCTTGTTGAAGGCCTGCATCATCTTCTGCGCCTTCTTGGCGCTGGCCGTGGCCTTCTTCGCGTCGGCGTCCAGCGTGGCCTTCGCGTCGATCTCGTGGAACTTGCCGAGGCTCGTCTTGGCGTCCTTGGTCTTCTTCTTGGCCTTGGAATCGTCAACGTCAAGCTTCGCCTTGTTGTCGCGGGCGGCTTTTTCGATTGATGTGATGCTGGACTGGATGTGAGACGAGCTCAAGCCCCAGCGATCGGCGAGGTCGTTGGCGGCCTGCGCGCTCATGCCGGACGCTTCGGCCTGTCGGATGACCGCTTCGCGGGCGTCCTGCAGCACCACTCTGGCGCGATTGAGTTCGCCGTTGGAGAAGTTGGTGTTCTCGCCCTGCTTGAGGATCTTCTCGGCGGCGTTCTGCGCGCTGCTGGCGATGTCCTCGAGAGCCTGCTTGGTCTTCGTGCCTTTCTCGGAGAATTTGTCGAGCAGGTTGCCGTACTGGTCGAAGACCACACCATTGTCCTTGCAGGTGTCCGACAGTTGGCCGATCTTCTGGTTGAGCTGGTCGACCGCCTCGTCGGCGGTGAGGTTATTGGATTCCAGGCCGAAGAGCGATTTGACGAGTCCGTCGATTTCCTCGGCCGCGTCCTTGGCGCTGCTGCCGAGATCCTTGGTTGCGCTGGCCGCCTGCTTGGCGGAGGAGGCGCTCTTGCCATCGGCGCCCACGGCATCATTCGCGGCCTTCGTCTTTTCCTTGACCTTGTCGGACGCTTCCTTGTAGGCCTTGGACTCCTTGTTGATTTCGGACGTGAGGTCGTCGGCCACGGCGCGGCGCCTCGACATCTCGGAGGTGTCGTCCCCAGCGGCCTGGACGTACTCCTCGAGCGCGTCCTTGACCTTCTGCATGGCGGTGCCGTTGCCCATGGCGCTGCTGGTCACGTCGGTGAGGTTGACGCCCATCTCCTTCATGGCCTTGGACGCGTCCTCACCGCCGATTTTCAAATTCTGGAAATGGTCGGCGATGGTCTCGGCGATGTTGCTGCTGGACTCGATGCTCGTCTTGAGCTCGTCCTGCGCCTCCTTGGCCTTCTGCTGGGCGCTGGCGAATGCGGCGAGCGCGAATCCGGCGACGGTGAGTGCGACTCCCCATGGTCCGCCGAGGAGGGTGACGATGCCAGAGAGTCCTCCGCGGAGGCCTCGGGCTGCGATTTGGGTGCGGGTGAGTCCGTCGGCCATGGCGGCGGTGTCGGTGCCTTTGATGGCGGTGGTGATGTCGGTGAAGGCGCTTTTGAGTTGTGGTCCGGCTATGGCGATGCGTTGGATGGGGTCGGCGAGCAGGCCGAAGGCTTGGGCTGCGGCGCTGGTGCTGGTGTTGAGTGGTGTGACGGCCTTGTGGAGTCCGGCGAGGATGCCGGTGAGGCTTGCTCCGAGGACGATTACCTGTTGGACTCCGGCGGGGAGGTTGCCGAAGTCGGTGATGAGGTCGGTCAGGCCCTGGGTGAGCTTGCGGAGCGGCCCTTGCGCGCCCTCGCCGATCTTGGTCATGGCGGACTGGGTGGCGCTCTCGAGCATCTTGAGGTCGCCCTTGAGGTTGTTGGTCTTGTTGGACGCCTGCTGTGCGGCGAAACCACTGTCGGACACGGCCTTAGTCCAGTCTTCGACGCCTTGTTTGCCGGCGTCCATGATGATGCCGGCGCCTTTGATAGCGTAGCTGCCGAAGATGGTGGCTTCGGCCTGCTGGCGCTGCTGGTCGGTGAGGCTGCCGAGCTTGTCGTGCAATTGGCCGGCGAGGTTGGCCATGCCGACGAATTTTCCGCTCGCGTCGTGAGTGCTGATGCCGAGCTCTTCCATGGTGCTCTTCGCGTCGGAGGCTGGATTGGCGAGCTTCATCAACATGGAATTGAGCTGTGTGCCGGCTTCGGCGCCGACGATGCCGTTCTGGGCGAAGAGGCCGAGAACGCCGACGGTCTCCTGCAGATTCGTGCCGAACGAATTCGCCATGACGCCGCAGTTGTTGAGCGCTTCGCCGAAGTCCGACACGTCGCCAACGGCCTTGTCCGCGCCTGCGGCCAATGCATCCGCGGTGGATGTGGCGTCCTTGCCGGACAGGTGGAACATGGTGAGCGCCTGGCTCATGTATTCGGCGGCGTTTCCGACGTCCATCTGTCCTGCGGCGGCGAGGTTGAGGGATGCGGTCAGGCCGCCGGAGAGGATGTCGCTGACACTCATGCCGGCCTTGGCCAGATCGTTGATCGCACCGGCGCTCTCGCTCGCAGTGTAGACGGTGCTCGCACCGGCCTGCAGTGCGGCCTCGCGTAATTGGCCGAGTTGCGCAGTGGTGGCGCCGGAGTTGGCCTGCACGGTGCTCATCTGCTCGTCGAAGTCGGCGGCCATCTTGATGGATGCGACGCCGAACGCGGCCACGGCCAATCCCGCGGCGGTGATGCCCTTGGTGACGATGCCGGTCTTGCTGCCGGACTTTTCGAGTCCTCCGGCGAGCTCCTCGGTGCTTTTACCGGCCTTGGCCAGACTGGCCTCATACTGCGAGGTGTCGGCCATGAGTCGGACGACGATGTTCTTGTTGTCGGCCATTTCCCCTCCTTTTCAGTCGGTGATATGTGCGACGAGCGAGTCTCTGGCTGGACTGTCCTTGTTGGCTTTCTGCCAGCGGCGCATGGCTTCCTGCATGTGGGTGGACGCCCAACAGATGCTGGTTTCGGCGTGGAGGTTGAATTCCGCGTCGGGTGACTGGCAGATGTCTCGCGGCAATCCGCACAGTGGGCAGAGGGTCTGCTCGTATGCGGCGAGTGCGCGCATCCAGTCGCGTTCGGTCTCATCCCATTCAGGTTCGGCCTGGTAGCCGATGATGCGGCGGTGGCTGTCGCGTTGGACGGTGATGGATGGCGTCCATCCCATCCACCGTTTGTAGCTGATGCCGAGCTGGCGGCAGAGCCGTAGGTCCTCTATCAGCCGCGGAGAACCTTCGAGGCTAGGTCGAATGCCGCTTTTGGGTCCGCGACGGTTCCGTTGAGCTCGTTGATGGCGTGCCAGAGCGGGGTAAATTGTCCGTCGGTCATCTCGCCGAACAGGGTGAGCAGGGCGTCCTTGGTGAGGTCGGCGTCGTCGACGGGCTTGCCGCCGATGGTGGCCGTCTCGACCATCTGCGGCAGTGCGGTGGCGGCGGTTCCGAACATGTCGCGGGTTCCGGCGGTGGCGCCGTTGGTGACGGTGTTGGCGGCGAGGGTCTGGGCCCATTTGCTCACGCCCATGGCGCGCAGGGTGATGACGAGTGTGCTTGCCTCGGCCTGCTTCCTCAATTCCTCGATGCGTTTGGCGGTGCGTTTGGCGGCGTTGTTGGCGCCGGCCTCGGTGACCTGTTCCGCGGTGAGTTCGCGGGCGAGCTGGTCTCCGAGCATGGCGATGCGTTCGGCGAGCTCCTGGTCGAGGATGATGTCGACCTGTTTGGTCTTGCGTGTCACTTTGAGCATAATGTTCCTTCGCTCCGTAAAAAGTCCTGTGTTGGTGTTCCTTTGCGAAGAATTTGAGAGGTTCCCGCGTCGGCGAAGGGAACAAAGTCCGACGCGGGAAGAATTGTCAGGAGACCTTCACGTTCTCGGCCCAGCCGGGGGCCTTGATGGTGAAGTTGACCTTGGAGCGCAGCACCGTGTTGGCGGCGATCGCGTCCTTGGCGCTCATGCCGATGCGGACGGCGTAGACGTTGACCACGTCGCCGCTGACGAAGGTGCGGTCGGTGTCTTTGCCGTATCGACGGACAAAATAGCCTTCCGCGCCCTCCTTGAGGGTGTCCATCGCGGCGTTCTGGTTGGCGTGCTCGGTGTTGGTGTTGTCGATGACCTCGACGGACGGGTTGCTGATCTTCTTCCTGCCTGGGTTCTCGAAGTCCATCGAGCTGTTCTCGCGCTGGTCGCTGATCGTGTCCTGGCTTGGAGAGCAGGACCAACCGCCCAATGTCACGTAGTTTGACAGGTCGGTGCCGTTGGAGATTTCGGACGCGGTCGGATGGTTGATGTCCTTGATGGACGGCACCCAGATGGTGTTGACCTTTCCGTCCGCTGGCGTGGACGGGATTTCGGTTCCCAGATTGAGGACCATATTTCGCTCCTTAAGACGAAACCCCTCGCGGCTAATGCCGAAAGGGGTTGGAAACATTGGTTTCGGTCACATGCGCGACCAGTTGAATTTGAAGGTGAGCAGGCGGCACTGGTACAGGAGCGCCGTCTCCTCGGCGGTGAGTCCAGCGGCGTAGGCGCCGGAGTCGGAGAAGAGGGTGAGACAGCCGGTGTCGAAGCCTTGCGCCACGAAACGTTTGCCGGTCAGGCCGGGGACCATGAGGTCGTCGGCGATGACGTTGACGGAATCCGCGGTGGTGCTGACGATGCGCACCTGCAGTGTGCCGATGCCGCAATGAGGGCGTTGCGTCTCTCCGACGAGGTGGCCGTTGGTGGTCACCGTCTCGATGATCCACGGCGGCTTGTCCGTCGGCTTCGGCGCTGTCTGCCGGTACACAGTCCAACCTTTGGCCGGCTGCGGGATGTGGTCGAGGATGGTGCCGGTCAGGGTCATGATCGAGGTCATGCGAATCCCTCCGTCCCCGCCTGCGCCACATGCCTTGCAAGCGACGGCAATTCCTCTTCGGCGTGTTCGTAGAAGCGGTGGCTTCCACCGCCCTTGGCGGTGCCGAAGAAGGCGATGTTGGCCAGACTGCCCGCACCGCCCTTTGTAGGGCTGATGTCGGCGGCGATGCCCGACGCTCCGACGGTCTGCATCGTGTAATGGATGCCGATGCGCCGGAAGGCGGCGTTCCGGGACGTTTTCAGATCGCCCTCGATGCTTTCCTTGACGTTCTGCGCGCCCTTCTTCACTGCGGCGGACACCAATGCACGACGCACGGTGGCACCGCCTGCGAGAGTGGTTCCGAAGGCTTTCAGCTGGCTCGCGTCCACGTTCACAAGACTCATGCGTACTCCTTCACATTCCAGCGGCAGGCGGTGACATGGCTCTTCTCCGATTGCGGGGAGACGAGCCGGAACCGTCGGCCGGAAAGCAGCGGATTCGCGGAATCCGTGACCTCCACCACGTCACCGGCACGCAGGCCGGACGTGTCGTAAGGGAAATGCACATACAGCGACCAGACGAGACTTACAGCGCCCATGGCCTGCGCCGCACTACCCTCCGTCTGCTCGCTGGCGAGACCGCCCGAGGTCTGCACCTTGCACTTGCCCTGGTACACCTGCTCCGTGCCGGTGTCCGGCAGTCCCGTGTCCGGATCCGTGGTGGACTCGCCTGGGCGGGTTACCGTGCACTGGTCGGTCATGAGGCCTTCCGCGTCACGGCGGGCCTTGGAGAGGAATGATGCGCTGATTCTCATCGGAACACCCCTATCGAAGAGACGTTCGCGCCGAAGCGGTTGCGCAGGCTGCGTCTGGTCGCTTCCGGCAGTTCGGTCGCATCGATTTGGGCGGCATCGCCTTGCGCGTATCCGACCTGTGCGTCGTCGACGCGTTCGTAGCTGACGCCGACGTGGGCGCCGGGGCCTCCGTCCTCGAGCTGGTGGAGTCCGGCTGCGACGTACGAGCAGACGAGTCTGACGATATCGGCGGGTATCGGATTCCAGCCGCCTGTGAAGGTGACGGTCACGACCGACGGGATGCGTCCGAAGGGGCTCCACGGCTCTTCGCGGTAGAGTGCGGATCCGAGGAGCCGCCAGTCGTCGACGGTCTTGCCGTCGATGAGCACTTTGGAAACGCTTCTGACGGCCCTGCATGGCAGGTCGAGTTTCCTGGACTGTTCTCCGGGGATGTCGACGGTCCATTCGCCGAGGGTGATCGGACAGCCGGCGGCCGAGCGGACGGCTTCGGAGACCGAGTCGAGCAGACTGGTTGCCGTCTGCTCATCGGTCACTTCGATGCCGTTATGTTTCAGGTCGTCCAAGGTGGCCAGTGCGGTCATTTCAGCCTCCGATCATCGGACTCGACTACTTGCCGCTCTTCTTGCCTGCAGCAGCATCCTCTTCACCGTCGCTGTCTGCGGTGGTACCGCTCACGACAGGGGTCTGCGCATCCTGCAGGGAACGACCGGTGGTGGTGGAGAGGTTCAGGGTAATCTTGGTCAGGCACTCGGGGCGGATGACCTTGGCGCCGTACAGGTCGAGGCCGCGGACCATGTCGGCGAAGTCGGTCTGCATGCGCATAGCCTCGACGTTGCTGACCTGCTGCGCGAAGGTCACGGCGGCGTTCGTGCCTGCGAGGATGGACTGTGTGTCCGGGCTGGCGGACTTGTGCGGCACATTGTTGGACTTCACGACAGTGAAGCCGCGCACCTGGCCGACCACGCCGTTGAGCAGCGTATTATGGCCTGCTTCGGTGCCTTCGATGAAGCGGGAGTCCTGCAGCAGCAAGGCGTAGAAGTCGGGGCTGACGACGAGCCAGCGTCCCTCGTCGGGCACGTTTTGAACATCCAGCTTCCGTCCGGCTTCCACGACGGCGAGATACGCGTCGGCGGGGGTGCCGACGGCCACGGTCTTCGCCGGCGTGCTGACGGCAGTGTCCATGAGATTAGAGATGTAGTTCTCCACGTTCTTCATCATGTTGTAGGCGGCGGAATTGGTGAACTTTCCAGTCATGTCCGCCTTGGCCTGAGCCTTGTCGAGGTCGTTGACCTTGAAGGCGAAATAGTCGGACTGATTGATTTCAAGAACGGCTGCTTCCTTGTCATTGACATCGTCGACGGTGATCGCCTGGCCGCGGACGTACTTGCGCACGGTCACGTCGTCGTATCCGGTGATGTGCACGGTGTCACCGGCCTCACGGATGTCGCCCTCGTAATCGCGGTTGCACAGGCTCGGGAAGACGAGCTTCGCGCGCAGGGCTTCGAGGATGGCGGCGGACCATACCTCGGGGATGAAATTGGTGATTGCCATTGCTGGTGGCCTCCTTACTTGCTGCGGCCTGCGAGCAGGTCATCCAGACGGCCCTTGCGGCGCGCCTCCTCGATCTGCTTCGGGGTCATGTTCTTCAGATCGTCCCTGGTAAGCTGTCCCGCCTGATGATCGCCATCACGGGCGCCTGACGGTGGGATGATTCCCGCCAGGCCAGCCTTGTTCCCGCCTTGCGCGAGATACGGGTGTGCCGTGACCAGATCGTCGATTTTCTTGGAAATCGCCTTCTGGTCGTATCCTCCCTGATCGTCCGCGGTCAGGTCGGAGAAATCGATAAGCTTCAATGCGTCTCCCGGATTGATGAGCTTGCCGGTGGCCGCGGCGGTGACATTCGCCTGGAGCACCTGCTTCTGCAGTCCGGCTATCGTGGCCTGCGCGGATTCGAATTCCTTGCCGCGCTTCTCCCAGTCAGCGACCTGCTTCTCCAGGTCGTCCACGCGGTCGGCCTTCTCGTAGGCGGTCTTGAGCTTCGCCTCGAGGTCGTTGTTGACCTTTTTCTGGCCTAGGAACTTGTCGTGCCAGTCGACGGGTGACTCCTGCGCGCCCGGATCGTTGGTGTTCGGATCCTGCTGTTGTCCATCGGACATAGTGTTTCCTTTCATTCGGTGTATTTTTCGCCGTTGCTGGAAAGCCAGCGGCGATACGAGTTCTCGGCCTTCGCCAGCACGTCAGGCGTGACCGGTTTGCCGGGCTGGTAGGGATTGTGGCCGTCCAATGCGGCCTCGTAGCGGAGCCGCGCATTGAGCAGACGCTTCTGCGCCGCGGTCAGCTCCTCATGCCGTCCCTGGCGGTATCCGTTGTCGTGCAGCCATTGGCTGCGGCGAAGCTCCGGCACCTGCTCACGCCACTTGTCGGGCAGGATGTATCCCTCGCGCTTCAGAAGTTCGATGGTCTGCTCGCGCGGCAGGTTGAAGCTGTAGATGCCCTCCGGCGTGAGCCTGCGCCTCTGGCGTTGGCCGTATTCGTATTTGCGGATCATGCGGCTCCACCCGTAGCGGCTGGTGCCTTCGGACGTGGCCATGCCGATGTTGCCGCGTCCGACCGGCCGCATGCCTCGATGCGCGTTGACGACCTGGTAGATGTCGGCGCCGTCTCTGATTGCCTGCGCGTCGGCATGCCCGAAGACCTTGTCCTGCTCCTCTTCGCTCATGTTGTTGAAGCGGTCCATCGGCGATGTGATCCAGCCTTGTTTCTCGGCCTTTTCCTTGCCTTTGCAGGGTATGGTGCGGCCGTGGCATTTCGGATGACGAAGGAAGTCGTTGTTGTGCCGGAAGTATTTTCCGGCGAGGATGGCGCATCTTGGGCAGCAGTCGGGTGATTCGACTCGCACATAGCCGACGCCGGCACGTTGCGTGATGCTGACGCCCATCGCGCTGATTGACGTGTCCTCGAGGGCCTGCATGGCCATCTGGCGAAGCGTCGCACGACCTGCCGTCATGGCATCGGATTCGCCCATGCCTGACTTGATGGCCGACAAAGTGCGCGTCACCGGGATATCGAAATATGATTCGAGGTCGATGCCGCTCGGCGCGAAACCCGTCCCGAAGGCGAGGGGATTCGCAATACCGTCAGGGCGCACGTAGTCGCCCTGTTCGGCGAGCATCAACGTGGACGAGTCCATCGCGTCGCTCGCGGCGCGGGTCTGCAGTGTGGCGAAGAGCGTAAGGAAATCGGCGTTTGTCCGATTCCAGCTGTCACGCACCCGCCTCGGATCCACGCCCTTCCACGTTTTGTCCGCCGCCCTCACGGCCAGCAGGCACAGTCTGGCCAGAGTGTGCCGACTGTCCGACAGGCTCTCCAGCGTCACCGTCATCAGATGCACCTCCGACCTGCAGGCTGCGGGCTATCTCCGCCATCTCCGGATCGTGATTCTCGTCGTCCACCATGCGCATGATGCGCTTGATGTCCTCCGGACTCTGACCCATCTGCTCGGCGATCCACTGCAACGGGTATCCGAGCTTCTCGTATTTGAGCATCGCGTCGGCCATGAGGGCCTCGGACCGGTATTGCGGTGTGGCGAACACGACCTTTGAATCCTCGAGGATGCGGGCTGATTCCTCATCGTCCTCGAGCATCATGGCCATCACGCACAATTCGCGCACCGGCTGACGCATGAAGCTGATGCGCTCCAATGTCTTCGACACGAGGCCGGCTTCGGCGACCTCGTAGCCGGTGGCCGGCACCTCCGCATTCGTCAGCAGGTAGTGGCCGGGCGTGCGTGTCTCGGCCGCGATGTGCTCGACGGCCTTCTGGATGATCGGCAGGAAAGCCTGCAGGTTGCTGGCTGTCCATTCGCCGATCGACACGTTGTCGCCGGTGATCTGCATGATGCGCTCCATGACCTGCTTGTCGAGGTTCACGGGGCGTTCACCGACCTGCTCTCCGGTCGCCTTGTCGAAGACCGGCTCGGACAGGGAGTCGCCGCCGAGTATCACCCTCGCAGGCATGGACGCGAAGTCCAGGGCGTTGAGCGTGTAGGCCCAGCAGACGTTGACGGCGTCCTGCATCGATTCGACCTGCTCCACATCACTGATCGGCAGGTCATCCAGGAGCATCTGATTGCGGAATTCGACCAGCGGAACTCGGCCGAGAGGATTCTCGCGCGCCGAATCCGGCACGAACCGCCAGCCCTCCACGCCGGGCGGCAGACGGTTACGCTCGTCGTCCCCGCCTGCACGCACGCGCACCACGTCGAAGACCATGTCCGGCAGCAGCAGCGTGCCGAACTCGTGCTCCTCGTCGTATCGGACCAGCAGCCCGGCATCGACCTCGCCGGTGAGCGGATCATAGTGCACTGCCGCGCTGTCCGGATGCTCGAAGCTGATGCGCGCCCTGCCGTCCGGCATCGACGTGACCAGGCCGAAAGCACGTCCGGTCGTGGTCATCATCAGCGCGCTCTCCTGCAGCTTGCGGTCGCAGTCGTTGCGCTCCCACACGCGCATCACGTGCGAATCCAATTCGCGGTCGTCATATGGGATGAAGCCCTTGAAGTGGATGCGTTCGACCGGCGCCTGCGCCACAGGCAGACACCAGTTGTCGGCGAAACCTGAGAACCGGTCCGCCATGTAGCGTTTGAATTCGTCGGACGCGAATTTCAGTGTGCCGCGCTTGCCACGCACGTAATCCGTATGCTTCCTGATGCCCGGCCGACGGTTCTCGATCTTCAAGGCGAGAAGATTCGCCATGCGATTCACGTCATCGGCGGTACGAATCATTTAGAACCCCCTCGTAGTAGAACCAGTCAGCAGGTACGCCTTGCGTTTCCTGCCCCAACCGGCGGCACGTGCATCACATGCCGCCTCATGCGCCAGCACGCACGTCACCGCCGCATCGATTTTCCGCGTCTGCTTCGGCTTGCCCAGCCCGTAGCGTTCACCGGATTTGGCGAAGCGTCTTGCGTTGCGCATGTGCGTGATGGTGATCGGACACCCGTCCTGGGTGATGGCGTAGTGTTCGAGGTCGGATTCGAAGCGTTTCAACGCCTCCCATACGGCGGTGATACGGCTCGAACCGCTCATCGACCAGGGGATGAATTTCTTCGGCCCGTATTGGGAGTCCCATGCCTCGATCTGCGATTCCCACGACACCTCGTCGCGGAATCCTGGGTCGCAGTAGGCGCGAATTATCTTGTACCGGTCGTTGAGCTCGTCCATGGCGGCGTTGACCTCGCCGCGCGGGATGCGCCCGCCCCACGTCTTCGGATTCCAGATCGTCGGACGACGATCCGCGCCATAGCGCGGAGTGAAGATGAAGCCCTCACGGGTTTCCGCCTTGATGCATGTCCAGTCGTCGTTCTCGGAGCCGTCGAAGCCGAGGCACACCTCTGTGCCTTTCGGCGGGTTCTCAAGCCAAAGCTCATGCTCGGACATGCTAGTATCCCATGTTCCTCAAGACCGATTTCGACAAACTCTTCTGCGAGCGCTGGTAGTTCTGGTTTGTGATCTCCCTTGTCGTCGCTTCGCCGAAGGAATTGACGAATGCGCGGCTTGTGCCGCTTGATTTTGGTTGGCGTCGGATCTGTTCGTCGGAGATTCTGTCGCGCTGTGCTCTGGCGGTGTGGAATGCCTTGGAAGCCGCTTGGTATTTGTCGTAGTTCGCCTTGGTTGCCTCCGGGAACACGCTTTCCGGCATGCGCTGGTTGTATTGCGTGGCTCCGTGCGCGGTTCTCTGCATGATTTCCGATGCGGCGTCCATGCGGCTTCCCGCATCGCGCATCATCTTGGTGAGATCCGAGTCGCTTACGGATGAGAGGTCGGTGGCAGAGCCTCCCCCTCCGCCGCCATGTCCGCCACGGCCTGCGCCCGAGCTTGATCCTCTTCCGCCCATTTTTTCATCCTTTCCACATTGCTGTTTTCGTATGCGACGACTTCGGCGCCACCGAAGTCGAAAAACGGAATGGCATCTCCGTAGAGGAGAATCTTTTCCGGTTCAAGCCTGTCGATCGCGTACCGCATGCCGAGCCGCCAATAGAGCTCTGCCGTCGGATTGTCATTCGCTCCGACAGTGCTTACCGCGACGGTGGAGTTGTTTGGAATGCCTGAAAAGCAGTAAGAGAACGATTCTGGGCCAGCCCATTGAAGCGTTGGGATGACTTTCAGCCCGCAGGACTGCCAGTATGCTCCGATCAGACGGCTTCGGAAGACGTTATAGATCTTCATCGCTTCCGGCATGTCCATGTATGTGCTGAAATCAGGCGTCAGCACACACTGGAAGCGTTTGAGCGGTGCGATGTATCTGTCCGGCTGGTTCCAGACTCTCTGGAACTGGTAGTCATCGATGAAGAAATGGATTCCGCAATGCTTGACTGTCTTTTTGCCGGTCGCGTAATTGAAGCCCATCAACGTGTCAGGGGTGGTGACGTCCTGTTTTGCAAGCATTGGCATGTCGTATCTGCCAACCGTCCGCACCTTTTGCAGCAGCGGAAGATTGTATTGCCTCATCGTCCGCATCCTTGATTTGTTGAGTGGTCTATTGTCCCGCATAGCAGCTCTCCCATAGTCCGTCCTCGAGCCATGCGCCGCCTCCCTGCACCATTCGGTTGCCGAAAAAGCGCTCGGCCTGTGCCGGGTCCTTCTCCATGAGCGCCTCGGCCTCCGCCTCGACGGAATCCAAGGGCACCCACGGGCTGCCGGCGTACACCCATTCGAGGATCTTGCGGCGTTCGCGCCGGTTGTTGAAGCTGTATGGCGTACCGTCCTTGTGGCGCAAATCGGGATTCAGGTCGGGGTTGCGGTAGAAGATCCACACATCCGATGCCGATGTCTCGAATTGCTGTTGGGCGTACGAGTTCTCGCCGGGGTCGTAGGCGTTGGTCCAGAAGTGCGTCCTGCCGCCCATGCCGGCGGCGCCACGGCGTTGGGTGTCGGCCACGTCGAGCATGCCGTTCGACTTGGTGTACAAGCCGGCCTCGTCCTGTTCGGCGTCCGAGATCGGATTGCCCAGACGGCTGGTGGCCGATGCGGTCACCACGTCGATGCGGTCAAGGTCCAGATCGTCATCATCCAAGTTGATTCCGGGGCGCAGGATGCGGATGAAGCCCTCGCGCACCTTGAGCAGCTGCTTCAACGGACCAAGCCTGATCATGGCGACCAATGGACGGTAGGCGTTGCGCACCTGGTCCTCGGAGTTCGCGGTCAGCTGGATGAGTGGCGAAGGGTGGCGCATGCCCTTCGGTTCGCCCGGATTGTAGTGGTAGACCCATCCGCAGGGGCAGCCGTTGTCGGAGCATCGGTACACGTCGCCGGGCTTCGCCCAACCGGCGAACACGACGGGCCCGCAGGCCTCGAGTATCGCGCATGAGGCCTCGGTCGGCCCCTTGCCGGTCTTCTGCGGGCCAATGCAGCCGGTCAGACGATATTGGAAGGCCTGGTTGAGGACGAGCGGATTGTCCACCGTGACCTCTTCGGGCGGGATGAATTCCGCGTCCTCGCGCACCCTCCAGCGGTGCGCGGCGTACCAGAACTGCCAATCGGACCAGCAGAATGGCTTGCCGCGGAGGATGCCGTCGGGCTGGCGCACATGCCGCCGAACCCACGCATCCTGCAGGTCTGCGAGCGTCGGGAAGTCGATGATCCAATCGTCGGCCATGTCACGCCCTCAGGCGTCGTGGGAACTGGACGATCTTGGTGTCCATGCCGCTCTCGGACGCCTCCGCGTCCGTGGCGGGCACCTCGTGGGCGGCCATGTCGACGTTGTCCTCGGAGATCTTCCAGCCGAGCGCCTGCAATCCGGCCTCCGACAGGCCGATGCGGTCCTCGAGCCGGATCTTCACGGCCACGTCGGCCGCCTTCGCCGACGGGCTCTCGCACACCACGCATTCGCGGACATACGAGGCAATCTGGTAGTGCAGGTACTTCAGCTGCGGCTGTTTCCATGCGCGCGCCTGCGGCAGACGCCACAATTGCTTCCACAGTTCGGCCTCCCGATTGTTCCAGGACTCCGAACCGGCCCTGTCCTCGACCCATTCCTGCGACTCCTTGTCGAAATCACGGAGCACATAAGGCGGCAGCGGGAACTTCGGCGGCCTGCCTTTGTATTCGGTGTTCGGCAGGCTGCGCAGGGTGTATCCCCTGCGTTCGCTCGCACCGCTCGACGGATCGGGCATCGGACCGGATCTGACGCGTTTTCCTCCTCTTGGCATGTCTCCTCCATCGTCGGACGGCCTCGCGCCGTTCCTTCGCTGCGGGCGGCCGGGCCTTTCGCCCGACCCCCTCTGAAACTTTTGAACCCTCCGCACCTCGGAGACAGCTCTCCGGCGGTTCCGGCCGCCAATCCGTTAGGGGGTACCCCCGTGGGTGTTTCGCCGGTTTGTTTTCGTTGATTTTCCAACGTTTTCCAATACCGCGCGTTCGTCTTCGCGGCGGGCCGCGAACCGAATTGAAAAAGACTTGATCGCTTTTCGTTTTCCGCTTCGCCTCACGCTTGCGGCGCGCGCCGGACGTCGTCGGCTTGGCTCGACGTACCGCATGCGCGCAGCAGATGAGATGAATCAGCGAAGGCTTCGACCGTTGAAGCCTGAAGGTTTCGTCCTTGCCGTCTTGCTGTCGTGGCAACGCTTGCACAGGCCGCGCATGCGCGCCGGATCGTTGGGGTCCAGTCCGGCTTCGACGAGTTCGACGCGTTCGAGCGGCCAATGGTCGGCGATGGTGCTGGGGGCGCCGCACAGGCCATGGTGCCTGCCGCATCCGTCGGGTCCGTCACCAGGGCAGACGCATCGCGGGTCCCTCGCCAGCACACGGGCTCGTGCGAGACGATGCGCCTTCGAGGTGTATGGATTGCGGCCGCGCGAGCGGCGCTTGTCCTTGGCTTTCCTGCACTCGTCACACAGGGAGCCGGAGGATACCAGGTGCGGGCAGCCGGAGGTGGAGCATACCTTGTACATCAAATCCCCCATCGGAGGCCCGGCATGTCTGGGGTACGTCTCCCGCGAAGGTCCCCCAGCTGGCCACCCCCGATTCATGGGCCACCGACGCGACGGGTGTCGCCGCCATGGTCGACGTCCTTCGGTGCGACGGCTCCAAGGGTTGCTAGTGGCTCCACGCCGGACAGCAACGATTATAAGCATTGGTAAAAGAAAAGCACCAGACCCTTCGGGCATGGTGCAAGTTCTCTTACAGATTACGCGGACTCACCCTCTTGCGCAAGTCGCGTGTCGACCAGCTCGGCTTGATTGAATTCCCACATGCCACGGCCGATCCTGCGCGCCTTCGACAGCCTGCCGCGAGTCAGCCAGTTGGACACCTGCTTGCGCGTGGTGCGCAGTCCGGCACGGTCGGTCAGCCAGTCGGCCGCCTCGGCGGGCGAACACGTCATAACCGCCTGTCCAGCCTCCCCCAGTCTGCCGGCCACCAGCATGTCCAAGTCCAAACGCTCGCCACACTCAGGACACCAGCCATCACGCATGCCCTGCGGCACGGCCAGCGACGTCGAACAGTCCGGGCATTGCACGACAGTCACCCTGCCGTCCGAAGGCGTGGAAAGCCGGTCGACGCGCCTGAGCATCCTGTCCAGCCGATCGGCCAGCTCGCCGGCCGACGGCGAACACACCACACGCGACCACGACCTGCACACCGCCCGATACGCCGGCCGCCACCCCTCGACCGGCAACAGCATCCACTTGAGATCCACGCAACCCGCCAGCCGAAGCATCAAGCGGGCCGCCTCCTCATACACCTCCAGCCAATGCACACTCACCGGCAACCCAGGCTCACCACCACGAACGCCACCACCGCGCTCGCCGATGTGCGCCTTGCGTTCGGCGAGCGCGCGGAGTTCCGGAATGGTTTTGGCGAGGCTGCTGGCCTGTCGGCGCATGTGTTTGGCGCAGGTTTTGCAGAGGGTGGTTTGTGCTGGTTCGCCGCATTGTTGGCATTTGTTCATGAGTGCTCCCGCTTCCGGCTAGAATGGTGGTTGGTTTCTTGGAGGTTCCGTCCGGCTTGGCGGGGCCTCTCTTTTTATTCGCCTTGCTGGGCAATCTTGCTGATGAGCATGCGGCTGATGTTGTTCTCCTCGTCTCGCTGGTCGGCCTGATCGAGCATGTCGGCCGAGTCCTGCATCAGGTGCGCCTGTTTGAGTGCCTTGGATGCTTGGACGGTGGCCATGGTGAGCGCGTGGCTGATCTGGATGTCCTCGCTGCCGCTGAGGGTTTGGAGGCCGGCGAGCGCCTCGCTGATGTGTTTCTGCAGTGCGATGGCCTGGCGGCGGATGGTTTCGGCCGCGTTGAGACGGTTCACGCTTTTGTCGATGTCGTTGCTCATTGCTTATTCTCCTTTGTTGGTTCGTTCGTGGGGTCGGCTGGCAGGCTGCCGATTTGGGCGAGGGCTTGGTCAAGCTGGCGCATTGGTTGGGCGAGCGCGTCCGGCAGGCCCGTGATGCCTTGGACGGCGGCGCGGATACGGCCGGCCGTGTCGCTCATCGGGCGTCCCTGGTGGCCGTGTCGATGCGCTGCTCGCCGAGGCTGATGTGCTCGATGTTGGCCCGACGGCGGAGGATGAGCGCGTATTCGTCCATGACGTCAAGCTGCCTGCTCAACAGGCTGATCGGGCAGGTGGGCTCGAAATCGAGCGTGCCATCCGCATACCTTTGCAGCATGTCCCTGAGCCTGCCGGCGCGGGCGGTCAAATCGCGGTATTCGACACGCATGCGGTCCTGGTAGCCGGAGGCCTTGGCGCTCGCTGGTTCCGCTTGGTCGGCGGCGGCGAGCACTTCGATGGCTTGGCGCAGGTATCCGTCGCGGATCCATTCGGATGCGGTATTCCATTCCTCGTGGATGATTTCGGTGGAGTCCTTGCGGAGTGCCCATTTGAGTCCGAACAGACGTTCGGCGACGGCTTCGGTGCGCGCGTCGATCGGCGGCAGTGGCGGGGCGAGTGTTTCCTTACTCATGGTTTCCTCTTTCCTGGGTGGGATGATTTTCGGCCGATTCCCAGATGTTGTGCCAAAGCATCCGGATAACCCAATCGGGCATTTCGGTCCAGATGGTCAAGTGCGTCGAGACGGCTGAGGCTTTCCACCACCTGCCGCAGACGACGCAGTGCTGCAGACGGTGGCGAGGGAAGGTGCAACGCCCTGGTCCGATGCCGTTGCTGGCGCAGATGGCAGTGCCGAGAGCGTTCCGGCACAGATGCGGGGTCCGGTCTTTCATTCACCGGCCTCCGATTGGGACAGGCGCCACTGCTCGAAAAGACGGTAGACATCCAACGAGATGGCCCGGACCGGACTGGACACCCGCCTGCCACACAAATCGCACGTGTGCATATCCTGCGTGACCAACTCATCACGCTGACACTGGAACGGGTTCCGAGCATCCCGCTCCTCCACGGCATCGGCGAGCGCCTCCCGAATCTTGTCCCTGGCATTGATGTAGGCGTGGTATCGAATCGACGCACTTTCCTCGAGGGGTCGATTGCCAAAACGCATTCCGGCGCTCGCGGCTTCGAGTTCCTGGGCGATGAGTTTGTTGAGCACGTCGATGGCGATGTCTGCGTCGCTGTTTCTCATTTTGTTTCCTTCTTGGTTTTGGCACATTCCGGGCAAAGGCTGGCGTTGGGGTCGATGGAATTGACTTGCCATCCCTCGTATTCGAGCCGATGCAGAGGTCCGACATCCCACTTGCGGCATTCGCGGCATGAGAGATGACGGTGGTTCGGACAGAGGCTGTCGCATGGATAATCTCGGTCGATGTGCCATCCCGCGGCTTCCAGTTCGTCCGGCGCTCCACTGTCGGTGATGTCGCAGTCATGGCATTCGACGTGCCAGTGGAGCGGGCAGTAGTGCCTGCCTTGGAGCTCGTCGTATTGCCAGCCGTGGTCGACGGCCTCGTTGTCGGCGTCCTCGTAGGTCGCGTCATCGACGGAAAGGCTTGTATGGCACTCGTCGCAGACGACGAACAGCTCATGGATTTCCCGGTAGCTCATCGGTCCGGCTCCTTGTCCGCTCCGCTCACATGGCTCCAGTCGCAGGACAGGCCGCCTTGCTTTCCCCATGCGTAGACGATGCAGTCCACCTTTCGTGTATCGGACAACGTGATGGCGCACTCGTAGAAACCATGGGCGGTGCCTCCATCGGTGCATTGCGAGTCGATGGACCTGACCGCATGCGCTGGCGTGGAAGGCTCCGACGCGCTCCCGCATCCCGCGAGAACGGTGCAGAGGGTGAGTGTGATGGCGGTAAGTGTGGCGCAGATGGTGTTTCTCATTGGGTTTCCTTTTTCATGTGTGTGGTCCAGTGGTTCCATTGGTTATTCCTTTCCGTAGACGGCGAGACTTCGTATGCCGTCGCTCATGCTGTTGGAACATGTGTTCGGATCGTGGTCGATGATGTCGTTTCCGATGCCTTGGAATCGGAGGGTGGCGGTGCCGTCCGGCCAGCGGATGAGTTCGAGTCGGCCGTCGATGACGACGTCGTCGTCGGTGCGGGCGATGCAGCGGCGGCCGATCAGGATGGCCGGGTCGGCCGACCGCCATTTATGCAGCGGGACGTTGACGCTCACCGCGGCTCCTCGCCTTCGTGTTCGTTCTTGGCGTCGTCGTAACCTTCGTCGTACACGTCGTCGAGCATCGTCTGGAACTCGGGAGAGGCGAAGAACGTTCTGATGGCGTCCTTGGCCACGCGCCTCCATGGCTCCTTGTCCTCCATGGCCATCTCGTTCCATTGGCGTGGATGGCGGCGGCCGTTGCGATACCAGCGCAGGTAGATGGCCTCGGCCACCTTGTTCTGCGTCTCCAGACCGATCGTGATGGTCTCCTGGTCTGCCATGATGGCTCCTTTCAGTATGCTTCCGGTGGTTCCACGGCGGTGCGGTCCGCGATGACATAGGCGGCGAGCGCCATGCAGAGCGCGAGGATGATGAGCACGGCGTGCAGTGCGAGCCATTGGATGGGGATCCAGTAGTGGAGGCCGTAGCCGATGACCGGCCGGATGATGGCGTGCGGCACGAGCAGCAGCGCGGCGAAGGTGAACAGCGCGGCGAACCAGTCGCCGACGCGGTTGGAGATACGGTTGATGGTCTGTTTCATTCAGGTTCCTTTCAGTGTGTGGCGGTTTCATGGCCGGTTGGCCATCCAGCCGATCAGGATGGCGGCGATGAGGAGGATCACGGCTGCGACGTCCATCACCTTGCTTCTTTCGTGGCGATGTATCGGACCGGATATTCGGAGAGTCCTCGGATGAGGCGCGCGTATTGATGGATGTCGCGGTCGAGGCAGGTACTGGTGCGGTGGGCGCTGGTTATCGACGCCTCTCCTTCCGGCTTCACGTCCCACCCGGCTGCTTCGAGACTGTCGCGGAGGGTGGCCATGTCGATGCGGTGGTAGTGCAGCGGGAGGTTCGGGCAGAGTCGGGTGATGAAGTCGAGGTCGAACTGCGGGTTGCTGCCTGCCGGATGGAGGGTGAACGATTGCGCGAGGCTGTCGACGTATTCCTCGAGCGCGTTCGCCGTCGCCTCCTCTGTATATCCGCCGTCGAGAGCGTCTTCGAGCAGTCCGTTGGCGCAGTGCATGCGCCACGCCTTGAGGTTCCCGTCAGTAATGGATGCCTTGCGGCCTTTCAGTCCGATGACGCGGTGGAAACCACCGACGCACCGCACGCCTCTCATGTCGGTGCAACGCAGTTCCACCTCGAGGATCCTGTCATGGTCCGGGTCGAGCCCCGTGGTCTCCACGTCCATCCATAGCAGCATGTCGGGCTTGTCAAGGGTCATTCTGTTTCCCTCCTGTCGATGTCGAGTGTGGCGACCTCCATGGCTGTCAGACGGGTCGCGGTGCCGTCCTGGTTGAGGCGGAGCCATATCCCCTGCCAGTCGCGCACCGGAGTGGTGCGCAGGTCCCTGCCGAGCGGGACTATCAGCCCGAGGCGTTCCGCCTCCTTCACATGCTGGTGGACCCAGCCGTGGCAGCCGGCCGTACCGGATCCGCACAGCTCGATGATGTTGGCGGGACTGTGCCGCACCTGCGGATCCGCCGCGCGGCGCAGTTGCCGGTGATGGCCGGAGCGGCCGGGCCATCGTGACGGGTCGTGGATGTTCGTGCCGCACCTGAGGCAGTGCCAGCCTTGGCGTTCCAAGGCGATGCGTTTCGAGTCCTCAAACTCGCTCATGTGACGCCTCCTGCATCAGGCCGTTGACCAGCACCAGACATGAGGTGCAGTTCGTTCTTAGTCCAGCGGCCATCGCGGCGATGCCGCTGTCGGCCGCGCCGCCGGCGAGCGCCTGGAGTTCGATGTTCGCCGCGGTTTCCGCGGTGTCGGTGATGAGTTGGGCGAGTCTGTTGATCTGTTCCTTGGTCATTCGTCTTCCTCCTCGTCTTCTTCCGTGATGGCGGCAACAAGCTGGTCGAGGTGTTCGGTCTCGTCGTCGGATGGCTCATAGCCGAGGTCTTGGAGGATCAGGTAATAGCCGGGGATGCGGCGGCTGACGTTGTCGTCGCCACTCCAGTCCCAGTCATTTGGGCTGATGAACCATTCGATTCTGGCGGTGAGGATCATGACCGCGTATGTCGGCCAGTCCGGTGAGTCGAGGTGCGTGTGGAGTTCCGCGAGCGCCTGTTCCGGTTTGATGCCGGCGATGGCGGCGAACTGTTCCCGGGCGCATGCGGCGTCGTTCCAGGTGTATAGGTCTTTGGTGAAGCCGGTCGGGTCCGGGTCAATTGTTTGCAGGAGTCCGAGCCTTGCCGTGGTCTCGATGAGCTTGGCGCGCTTGATGGCATGGAGATGGCCGTGGAGCCATGCCATGCGCTTGTCAGCCGTCGTGGCGGCGTATTCCTCGAGCACGTGCCGTCGGGCGTCGCGTTCGGCCTGTTCGGCGGCTCGCTGGGCTTCCTTTTCGGCTTCGGCGGCCGCATCACGACGATCCCAGAGGTATATCGTCTGCGTCGCTTCATGGACGGAGACCGCGTCTGGATTCTGCTTGCGGAGCTCTTCGATGGTTTCTTCCGGAGTGTCCGCGGCGGGGAAGATGGCGCCGGAGTAATGCCATTCGGAATCCGAGAAGGTCTCTCCGGGATCCTCGATGACGTTGAGACCGGTGGTGCCGGTGGCGAGGAGCGCGGAGACATCGGCGAACCACTGGCTCCGGCGATCTTCCACTTCGATGTTGTGGAGGATGTAGTCGAAGTTCGAGGTCCCCGCGGCGTGCGCGAGGCGTTCCTGACGGTCCGGCTGGCCGTCGTATCGTGCGATGGCCACGAGTTGGCCGATGGTGAGCTGGTCGAAGTCGTCGCGCGTCTTCCTGACGTCCGCCTTGATGCTCGCCGCTTTCGCTCTGTCACGCACATAGTCGGCGCTTCGGCCGAGCCTGTGCGCGACGGCGGCGGTGGTGGCTCCGAGGTCGAGCATGCCCTGGATGGCGTCGGCCTCCTCGAGGACGGTGAGCTGTTCGCGCTGGCAGTTTTCGGTGACCATGGCCTCCAACTGCTGCAACGGGTCTAAGTCAAGCACGAAACACGGCACGGCTCCGGTGCCGGCCTGCTTGCATGCGGCGAGACGACGATGGCCGGCGATGACACGATAGCGCTCGCCGTTGGGTACGACGGAGAGCGGCGAGAGCAGGCCGTTGGCTTTGATGCTGGCCGCGAGGTCGGTCACGTCGCCGATGTTTTTGCGTGGATTGTCGGGGTGGGGGTCAATCAGGCTCGTGTTGATGAGCTTGATTTCGTTGCTTTGGTAGCTGCTCATTGCTTCTCCTTGCTGGTTTCTTGGTTGTTGAGTTCGTCGGCGCATGCCTGGCATGCCTGCCACCATTCGCTTGGATGTCCGTCGCGGAGACTTCCGGTGTGGTCGTATGCGTCCTCATGTGGATCCATGAGCTGGTGGACGTGTTCGCAGTTCCAGGTGTGCTTGTGCTGGCGTGCGGGTGTGATGGGTTCCGGCGCCCATGTCTCCCATTGGTCGCGGAGCCATGTGTTGAGTCGTGGGATGTGGCCGCTGCGGATTTGGCCGTCGTTGACGGCGCGCTTGTAGCGGCGGAGCGCGGTCTGGAGTCGGGTCAGTTCGACGGGGTTTCCGGCGATGGCCGCGTACAGGGCTCTGGCTTCGACTTCGGTCTTGCGGCCTTTCGCGCCGACGGATCCGGGATAGGCTTCGGCGAAATGGTCGAAGCCGGATTCCGGCGTGGCAGGTTGCTTCGGTTCGCCGGCGGGAGGGGTCGGAGAGGGTATATCGGTATAGGTATCGGTTTTATGCCATGTTTTTGCTTGGCTGTCCCCTAGCAACTTGCTAGAAGGTTTGCTACCGTTTTGCTCTCCGTTTGCTTGGCTGTTTTCCGGCAAGTCGCCCGACGTTTGCTTGGCCTTTTGGTTGGCGGCCTTACGGCGGCCTCCCTTGCTTCCGGCTTTTCGGCGCGCCTCGCGTTGCTCTTCGGTCAGCACTCGTGGCTCCCTGCAGATGCCTTCGGCGTAGACGGGACGCCATCCGCCGTCGTGCTCCTCCATGAGTCCCGCATCGATGAGCTGCTGGAGCTGGCGCATGGTGCCTCCGGCGTCCTTGAGGTCGAGCTGGTCGAAGTGGCCGGGATACGCCGACGGGTCCTTCGATTGCATCGAGACGCCTTTGGAGTGGATGACGCAGAGTTTGACCCACAGGCCCACGGTGGCGAGCGGTAGGCGTCGGATGCGCCTGTCGTCGGCCATCTGGTCGTCGATGATGAACCACATTCTTCTTCTCCTTCCGTGGTTCGGGTTCCTTGGAGGCTTAGCCGATCTCGCCGGTGTCCGGGTCGATGGACGCCTCCACGTCGCCATCCTCCATGTCGAGGCTGCGGCGCAGGTCGCCGATGAGGATCATCTGCCGTGACGTGGCGGGCTTGGCGCACATGTTCTCCATGGCCAGTCCCGCGTCGAGGATGCGCTGCGCGAGGTCTGCGCAGTCGTACACGGCTTCGGTGATGGCGTGGATGCCGCCCCACTTGTCGATGTGCTCCTTCTTGGTGTGGGTGTCCATGACGTTGCGGCATGCCTTGAGCACGACGGCCGCGGCCTTGGTGACCTGCTGGGTCTTGCCGATGAGGTCGATGAGTGTGTCGGGCGTGGCCTCCTGCGGGATGAGCGCCTGTTGTTCGCTGGCTTTCATTGCTGCTCCTTAGAAATCCGGTTCCGTGTCGGGTTTGCCGAAACCTCCGAATGATGACTGGTCGGCCGCCGGCGCGCCCCACGGATCATCGGCCGGCGGCGCGGCGGGTTGCTGTGTCTGCGCCGACTGTTGCGGCCGTTGGCTCCAGCCACCGACGCCGGTGTTGACGGTCGGCTGCGGCGATGCGGGGTTGCCGTAGACGGGACCGCCCTGGCGGCTGATGCGGGCGACCTGCGCCGTCGCGTACCGCAGCGATGGCCCGATTTCGTCGACCTGCAGCTCCACGACGGTCCGATTGGTGCCGTCCTGCGCCTGATACGAGTGCTGCTTGAGCCTGCCTTGGGCGATGACCCGCATACCCTTGGACAAAGATTGGATGCAATGCTGCGCGAGGTCGTTCCATGCCGAACAGCGGAGGAAGAGCGCGTCTCCGTCCTCGTACTGTCCGGTCTGCCGGTTGTACTGGCGTGGCGTGTTGGCGATGGTGAAGCTGGCGACCTGCGCGCCCTGGCCGGTGGTCCTCAGTTCCGGATCCGCGGTGAGGTTGCCGACGATGGTGATGACGGTCTCCCCGATGGCCATGTCATTCCCCTCTCACGTATCCGGCCGGTTCCGGGCCGAGCTGGCTTGGGTCCTTGGTCTTCCACGCGCATTTCGCGCGGAGGCATCCGGCCTCGCGGTCGATGATGATGTCTCCGAAGCGCGCCTGAGCGACCAGCGTGAGATTCCAGCTGCGGTCGCGGTTGAGCGCGGATATGGTCTCGTACAATTCGCTGATGAGCTCTGCCGCCGTCATGCCGATGCTGGTCGGCGTGAGCGGCCATTCGAACCACCGCTCGCCTTCCGGCCTGGCTGTCTTGCTTGGCATCGTGTGCCTCCTTTGGGATTGGATTGGATGTCGTGCCGGAGCGCGGAATCGAACCGCGCATCCATCCGCCGGCGTTATCGGAGCGCCGATCTATGGCGCCCGCATCCTGTCGCGGGCTCCGGCGGGGCGGACGGGAGGAGAAGAAGAAGATGACCCGTCCGGCCGGTTTTAGCGTCTTTTCCTTGACGGTTGGATGGCTCCCGCATGGACGCGCATGACGAACCACGTCCATGCCGCAATGTGAGCGGAGCCATCCAAGTCCTTCACTTCTGCTCCAGCCATCGCATGACGCGGGGATCCGAGCAGATGCGGCACGTGACGACGGCCGCGGGGATGAGCACCGCGATCGGCGCGGCGATGAGGTGTTCGATGGGATGCGTGCAGGCCGGTGTGCAATACAGCACCCAGATGGCGGCGATCCAGATGGCGGCGACGAGCTGGCAGAGGATGACATGTGCGAGCTTGGTCATGATTCCTCCTCGTCCATCTCGCGCAGCAGACGGCCGATGCTGGCCTGCAGCGATTCAAGCGCCGCACGGCTGACTGTCACGCCGGCGAGGTGATTTTCGTCGGTGATGATGCTGATTCGCGCGGCCTTGACGTCGGCTCCGCACTTGTGGTCGCGGATGACCATGACGGCGGAGTGGTCTTTCGGCTTGGATTCCTTGCGCATGTTTGCCTCCTTAGCGCCGGCGCGTCCCGGCGTTGGCATCGAATTCTTCAATGGATGCGACGGACACCATGACCTTGCCGTGGTATCCGCTTGGCTGGCGCATCTTGATCCGTCCCGCTCTCGCCCACTTACGGAGAGTCTTCTTGTCGACGCCGCCGAGCATCGCGCTGGCCTGTTTGAGACTGACCCAGCGTGGCGCGTATGCCGTCTGCCGGACGGCTTCCTTCGCGATTTCATGGGCGAGCGCGACGGGGTCGAGGAGTGGCTGGTCGATGGTGGTTGATTCCTGCATGGCGCGTCCCTTCTCAGGCGACGTCGGCGAGCGCCGGCATCTTGATTTCGAATCGGTTGGCGAGGAAGTCGATTGGTTTGTAGCCGGTGTTGGCGGCGAAGGCGTCAATTTCGCCGAGTTTGAGTTCGACGGTGCCGTTGATGCGGCGGCTGGCCATGTCGACTGATTGGTGCCAGACTTCAGCCACTTTGGCGACCGGGATGTTCTGAGCGGCCATGACCGCACGAATCCTCGCCGATGCCATGTCGTTGATGTTTCCGTATGTCATGTTTCCTCCTTGACAGACCACATTATGCGCGCAATTGCGCGCACTGTCAAATCAAAACACGCGCATTTCGTTTCACTCGCGCGCATGTCCGCGTAATTGCGCGCTATAATGAAAGATGTGGGTAGCAAAAAACTAGAAGTAAGCCCATTCGGTCTGCAGGTGAGCAAGGCCATAAGATCCGAAATGGGAATCCACAGAATGTCGGGTAGGGAACTTGCGAAAACAATAGGAAGAGGTGAGACATATGTGAGGCAGCGAGTCGCAGATGAAAAGGAATGGGCGCTCAGCGACATTTCGAAGATCTGCGAAGCGTGGGATATGAGCCCGGAAGAGCTCATATCGAAAGCCGCGCAGTAAATGACACGCCCCTGCCGCGTCATTGCGGCAGGGGTTCTTCTTTCCTTGACGCTTCAGTGAGTGCGCGCCGGAGGAGGCGTAGACTTTCATGAAAAAGAAGGAGAAGAAGATGAGAATCACTCGAAAAGCAATCGTCGCCACACTCGCCGTCATGCTGCCGGTCGCGTTGACGGGAGGATGCGGCAATCAAGACGCGTCCAGCCAATCGGCGAGCGCTGACAGTCAGACGGAATCACAGGATACGGAAACCGATTCGCAGGATTCCGATAGTGGTGACGACGGTACTCCGCTTGCGGATGGATTGTCTGGATCGTGCGAAGGTGACGATCCGCGATTGCCGAACGTGAAGCTCGACACTAACGCCGGGTATCTCGGTGTGGAGATACCGGGAAACGACCAGATCAAGCCGGATGGATTTTATTCATATGATCTGATGCTCACCAATGAAAACGGCGACTCCTGGATGGTGCAGCTATCCGATTACGTGTCGTCCGGTGAAACGAACCGCAGCGTCTTCAACATGCAGACGAACAAGAATCTGAATTATCCAGGCTGGAGCAATTCGGATGATGAGTCTACATTCTCCACGTCCATCCCAGACACGGCGATGCGCGGAACGTCGATGGACTGGCAGATGACGCTCAATATTGACGGCAACGACGTGGCCAAGTGCCCAACGGACGGCACAACGTCGCTTGAGTGATCGCGAATCATTCCGCTTCCAGCTCGGCTAGGCGTGCGCGAAGCTTGGCGATTTCCCTGTCCTTGTCGCTCTCGGCCGAGACTGTGGCGTCACTCTGAGGTGTGGCGATGCTGGCGGCCACCTTGTCGGCGAGCGCGCGCTGTCGGTCTTCGCTGAGTCGCTGGTAGTGCATGGCCATGATGGCGGTGCTGTGTCCGGCTGCGGCCATGAGTTCGCGGACGGTGGCGCCCTGTTGGGCGAGCATGGTGAGTGCCGTGGAGCGGAGGTCGTGGAATCGGAGGTCTTCGCGTCCGGCTGCGCGTCTCGCCTTGACGTAGGCGTCGCGCATGGCGTCCGTGCTGATCGGCCTGTCATGGTCCAGCGGGCTGGGGAATATCCATGCGTCCGGCTGGTCGGCCACATATTCGGCGAGGTGCGCGCGGATTTCGGGGATGACGGCTTCGGGGATTGGTTCGGTGCGTTTGCTTCTGGCGGTCTTCGGCGGCCCGGCGATGACGCGGGCGCGGGTGAGTCTGGTGCGGCGGATGTGGATGAGACGGTTGTCGAGGTCGATGTCGCCGCGTTGGAGGGCGCAGACCTCGCCGATGCGCAGGCCTCCGCAGGAGATGGCGAGGGTGATGGCGAGCCGGAATTTGCGTGGCATGGCGTCGTGGATCCGCCGGAGCTGCTGTGGTGTGGCGGCGGGTGTCTCCTCCCTGGGCGCGGGCTTGCGCACCGGCATGACGAATGGTGATTTGCCGATGACGGCGAAGCCGTCCTGGTCTGGGGTCGCGGCGGCGTCGAGGATCTGGCGGAGCTTGGACAGCAGCTCTCGACCGACGTATGGGTGGTCCTTCGGCAGTGTGGCCGCATAGCGCTCGATGTCGGCCGAGGTGATCTTGCCGATCGGCATGCCGCCGAATGCATCGATGAGCCGTTTGACCGTGCATCGGATCCCGTAGATGGTGTTGACGTGCAGTCCTTCGCCCTCCCGCGTCTTCAGCCATTTCGCGGCATACTCGCCGAATGTCAGGGCGGTGTCCTTGGCCTTGCGCTTGGCGATGCGCTCCGGCTCCCACACGTCAGCCTCGATGCGCCGTCTCGCCCTGGTCAGCCATGCCGCGGCCTCGTCCCTGCCGTCCTGGGTGCAGGGGAAGGTGGCGGTCTGCCTGTTCGGCAGGTCCGGCCATTCTGAAAAGGCGGACACTGGCGTAAGATAGGAGGCCTCTATCCATTTCGGATTGGCCTTGCTTGGCTTGACGACGATCTTGCCGAACTTCCTGACCAT